GGAGAACGTAGTGTGCTCAGGTACATATTCCACACGTTTGTCGGCCCACTTCCAATTAGCGAACTGTTGCACACGTTCAAGGTGTAGAACAATATCTCGAGGATGGTGTTGAACAACTCGATCCAGAAAATCGTCGACCCCTGACGCGTCGCGAATAATCTCGCCGTATCTGACGGCAGTAGCGCTAACTGCTTCACAATTTCCGATATGATCACCCCCCTTCTGGCAGTATCTAAGAACACGGGTTGGGTTTCGAACGGGTTGAACGTTAGGGTGGAATCCGTCCACGTCAAAATATCGCTCGTCACAGACGTCGAGTCTCTTGTGCCACACAGCATAAGCGTGAATATGATCTCCCCCGTCCTTATGGTCCTCCATCCCAACACAATACCAGACAGCACTTCGCTCGTCCCGGAGGAATTCAAGAACTCGCTGCTTGGAAAGACCGTCACATTGTGGATAGGTGAGGAAGACTCGTTTGGCATTGAAGCGGAAGGGCATAGAGCGAGAGGGAGCAGAATAATATTACCCTGCTCCCATCGCGGAACGCGGGCCTTTTATAACTATAAAAACCCCAAATGTTGGGTGCTGCGCAATATGTCTTATACGCTCGGTTATTTTGGGAAAGGATATAGGGGGACCCCTGTTACTTTTCCTGACGAATCACCTGCTTCAAAACGGCGACGAATCGACGTAATCGCGGATACCGCAACATCTTTAGGACTGCCCGAAATTGGTGGCGCGCTGCACGAAGCCAACGACCTACTATCCGGAGGCGACCAGTACGTTCCACTCAGCGTAACCCATCCAGGGCACCTAGGGCATCCATCGCTACAAGACAGCTCCGGCAGAATATCCGGCAACAGAGGCAACACGAGATCCACGAGAGGAATGCCGCGCAGACGCTCGCGTCGATTTCGCAGGGGTCGGAAGAGATCCGAGAAGGCACGGATCTTCACCCAGGTCATGAAAATGGCGGACACCAAGCAAATTGATTTCAACTTGCTGTCCAATAGTCTTGCGCCAGGTGACCTCACATCTCCTATTCTTCTTCTTCGTTCTCCTTTTCAGGCAGTCGCACAAGGGTCGGGACCTATGAACTATGGCCAATCTAGGGTATTTCTTCGTGGAATATCCTTGAAAGGTACAATTATGGCAATCGATCCAACAAACGTGATTGTGCGCCTCGTCTTTTTCCGTGTTCGTGATCAGTTTGATACGACAGCCAATGGCACAGTGTTGACAAATGCCGGTGTAACCTACGGCAGTACTACGACAGGGGTTACCAACCCTACCCAAACTGTACCATTTTCCAACATCCCCTTTTTCGATGAAGGTGCGCAGCCATACGTCGGAACGTCAATCGTGACTCCCTTTAACACAGACGACGTCAAGATACTTAAGATATTCAAGTGGAATTTGAATACGTCTGGACAGGAGGCTACACACCCCCTTAGGGTTTTTAACCTATGGTTGTCAATCAATAAGTTTTGGCGTATTAGAGAGGTGGAGGAAGTTGCGGATCTCCCAGCTACCTCACCGCAAGACGGCAACTACGGTTACTTCTGGCAAGTATTTGGAAGTGAAACTATTGCATCCAATGTGGCACTAGTTAATATCAACGAAGAATGCAGAGCTTTTTGGAAAGAGTTTTAATAAAGTTTTTCCTCAAGCTCGACAATGACACAATTAGCATCAATCCAATCTAGAGCGAAGACAAGATACTTTCGAGGATCGCACTCGGGGTTGCACAACCAGATTGTAGGTTTTCCCCAGTTAACGGTTCGTTTCTTGCGGTACTTGTCGGTAAGGACGAAACATTTCTGGGACCCAAGGAAGGACTTCCATTGAGGAAAGAATTTGACATCGAAATCGTCCAAGACGCAATATCTTGCTCCGTCATCCCAGTCATCAAGGTTGAATTGTCCACAGAAGTACATATGGCTTCCCAGAGATCTTGCCCATTCAGTCTTTCCAAATCTGCTTGGGGAGATAAGAATGAGGCTTCTTGGTCGTTCTATCTAGTCAAAATTAGTAAGGGAGGGGACTGGGGCCCCCCCGCCACGGTCTTTAACAGCCAATATAGGCATGAGAGGATACATACCAGCTCAGTGAGGTTAACATCCACCCAGTCGCTCATCGTCTGCGGCAAGGAGAACGTAGTGTGCTCAGGTACATATTCCACACGTTTGTCGGCCCACTTCCAATTAGCGAACTGTTGCACACGTTCAAGGTGTAGAACAATATCTCGAGGATGGTGTTGAACAACTCGA